ATGCAAAAAGGAAACAGACCCGGATTAGGAAGTAAGACGGGAAAAGGAGATAAACAGGCGCAGGGAAATAGACCGGGACAGGATTATCACAAGGCAAATAAACGAAAAGAAAAATATGATTATGAGGCTTTTGAAGATTTTGATACCTTTGTGAAAGCAACAGGGTGGAAGAAGTCTGCAGGCAGCGTATCTGTTAAAACAGAGAAGAGGGCAGGAGGAAAGAAGCAAGAGAAAAGAACAGTGTTGAGAACCGAAGCTGTGAAAACGGATCGGGATAGAGGGATAAGGGGATTGCAGTCTGGCAGACAGCAGGTGAGGAATGGACAGAATCATGGACAAAACCTGGGACAAGATTTGGGGCAAGATTTGGGACAAAACGTAAGAAATAAAGAAAGAAAAAAAGAAGGAAACAGAGAAGGAAATAGAGAAGGAAGCAAAGAAGGAAATAAAGCAGGAAATAAAGCAGGAAAAAAGTCTCCGGCGAAAAAAGGGGATTGTGCGTTTCAGAAAGCTTGCGGGGCTTGTAATATTGGATATATCAGCTATGAAAAGCATTTGGAAGAGAAGCAGAAGGAAGTAGAAAAGTTATTAAAGGGATATGGAAAGGTTGAGCAAATTATTGGAATGGCGCAGCCGGATCACTATCGGCATAAGGTACATGTAGTATTTGACCATGACAGAAAAGGCAATCCGATTTCCGGTATCTATGAGGAGGGAACTCATCGCGTTATCGCAGTGGAACGCTGCCTTATTCATAATGAGAAGGCGGATGCAATCATTGCTACAATACGGGGGATGCTGAAGTCCTTTAAAATTCTCACCTATGATGAGGATTCCGGATATGGTTTGTTTCGGCATGTATTGATTCGTGTGGGGTATCACAGCGGAGAAATTATGGTGGTGCTTGTTCTTGCTTCACCGATTCTGCCGTCTAAGAATAATTTTGTAAAGGCGCTTAGAAAAGAACATCCGGAGATTACTACGATTGTTCTTAATGTGAATGACAAACATACCAGTATGGTGTTGGGTGAGAAGGAACAGGTGCTCTATGGCAAGGGATTTATTGAGGATAGTCTCTGCGAAAAGGTCTTTCGGATATCGCCGAAATCCTTCTATCAGGTAAATCCGGGACAGATAGAGATCCTGTACAGGAAAGCAATTGAATTGGCCGGTCTGACTGGTAATGAAACCGTTGTTGATGCTTATTGCGGCACTGGAACTATCGGTTTGATTGCGGCGGATCATGCAAAACGGGTTATTAGTGTTGAGTTGAATAAAGATGCGGTACGTGATGCTGTAGTGAATGCAAAGCGTAATGATACGAATAATATTGAATTTTATCAGAATGATGCTGGGGTATTCTTAAGTCAGATGGCGGAGAAAGGTGATACAGTAGATGTGATCTTTATGGATCCTCCGAGAACTGGAAGCACGCCGGAGTTTTTGAATGCAGCCGCAAGAATTAGTCCTAAAAAGGTGGTTTATATCTCCTGTAATCCGGTGACTTTAGCAAGAGATCTGGAACATTTGACTAAGAAGGGGTATAAGGTAAAGAATATCATACCAGTTGATATGTTTGCATGGACTTCTCACGTTGAGACAGTCTGCTTGATGTCACGAAAAGAAAGTAAATAGGCTCTATAAGGCTTGAAATTAAAGGTTTTCAGACTTCGGTAATAATAACCGATTGCTGGGAACCTTGTTTTTTTGCCCTTAGAGCAAAGCTAATGAAGTGAAAAAAGGGTTAGGGTTGAGACTACAGAACTGCTTTTAGCCTTGCGAGACAATGGAACTGATGTTTTTGGGATAGGTTGAGACTATGAAACTGTTGTTTAGGTCGAACTATTTATGTGCTTCCTTCCGTTTAACTGAAAAGCATCATGGGATTGAATATGTTCGATAGCAGCATTAAGGCTCCTGGCGTCTCTGTGTCTGTGGTATTCGTCATGACTGTTATGTTTGTGATATATTTTGAAATGTCTGAAGGTTGGGTATTCTTCTACTTGGATAGCCCAGAAGTGTTTGGTATTCTTTGATTATACATAGATGGTATAACACCCCATCTGCAGTATATTAAAATACTGGGGGTCAATAGATTTTAATTCAGATTTAGTTATCATTTGGTTCTCCTTATTGTTAGTCTTTAATGGAAATTTACCTAGAAACAGGTTGTAGAAGATTAGAGATATAAGAATATTAGTTAAAGTTTATCAATAGTATCTTTGCAAGACAAGTGGTTATATTTGCTGAAGTTTTTAAAGAATTTCCCTAATTTTGTACATTAATATTATATTTCACTCACTATGATAAATAGGTTTTTCAGTATATAATTTCAGTATATAGGTTTACGAATAACTTATATTAGTAGTGAAAATATATCAGCAAGATAGTTAATGTAGGTATGAGGAAGGATGCAACTGATTTTAAGAGAATTGATACGGTTGTTAAAAATTGTATATACTAATCACCCCCTTATGTTGGGGCTTTATAGTGATATATCCATAGCATCAAATTGACAAGTTGAAGAACGCTTTTTTAAATGTATTTGTTCATTATGGCAGCACATAGTCAGGCTATATTTTATTGAATGTAAACATTCAATTGGATCAAATAATGTCTTGATAATTAGTAAAAAATAAGTTAAAGTAATACAGGAACGGAGGTCATAAGTATGAAAGCTATTAGTTTATTTTCATCGTCTGGAATTGGAGACTTGGGGTTACATGCAAATGGTATAGAGACAGTTATCGCTAATGAGATTATTACTGAGAGAGCTGAGTTATTTGTAAATAATAATCCAAATACAAAGATGTTCAATGATGATATTTGGTCTGTAAAGGACAAAATAATTGATTATTATAAAGATAATTTTTCGGAAGAATTATTTCTTATATTAGCAACACCACCATGCCAAGGAATGTCTTCCAATGGAATGGGCAAAATGTTAAGCGATTATAGAAAAGGAATTAGGCCTGAATTTGATGAAAGAAATCGCTTAATCTTACCTACAATTGACATAATAGAAGAATTACTGCCTAAGTGGGTAATATTTGAAAATGTTCCGAATATGATGAATACGCTTATTTATAACGAAAAAGATGAATTAGTAAATATAATTGATTACATATTCGATCGTTTAGGTAGATATTATGTTGGAAAAGCGGAAGTTGTTGATGCTGCTGATTATGGGGTGCCACAAAATCGTAAAAGGTTGATTACTATTCTTTCAAAGGATGAGCAAGCAAAAGATTATTTTAGACATAATGGTACGTTTTTACCTAACAGAACACACAGTAAAGAAGGAAACTTAGTAATTAAACCATGGATTACAGTAAGGGATGCGATATCTAATTTACCACCAATCGATGGGAAAAAAGGTAAGACAAGTGATACTAAATTTAATCCATTGCATAAAGTTCCACCGCTAGATGAAAAAAAGTATTTTTGGGTTGAGAATACTCCCGAGGGAGAGACAGCATTTAATAACCAATGCATTAATCCTAAATGTTTATTTGAAGGTAATATGCGACATGGAGCAACTAGAACTCATGATGGAATCAACAAAGCTAATCAAGATACGCCATTGTATTGTGAGAAATGTGGAGAACTATTACCACGTCCATATGTAGAAGATAAAAAAACAAATACCCTAAGATTGATGAAAGGCTATGTTAGTGCTTATAAAAGAATGAAATGGGATGAACCTGCAAGTACTTTAACACAAAATTTTCAATTTGCATGTTCAGATAATAAATTACATCCTAATCAAAACAGAGTTCTTTCAATGTACGAAGGTATTGTTCTGCAAAGCATTTCTGAATATCCATATAGTTTTAAGATTAATGGTCGACTTGTTAAAGATGGGTTAATACGAGATACTATAGGGGAAAGTGTTCCTCCTAAAGTGATAGATATTATCTGTAAAAAAATAAAAGAAATAAGCAAGTGTGGGGAGTAACCCATACTTGCTTATTTCTTTATTTCACTTCATAACCTATCCATTTATCTTTTGAAAGTGCAGTTATGTATTCGGATGAGTTTATAACAGCTATCCAACCAGTACACATTTTTTTGACACCTGTGGAATTCATAATAGAAACACTGGTTGTTCTACCGCCGCCTTCTTTTGGCTGTACTATATTTCCCCAGTCACTTGTAGTTAAATCGTTTCTATAAAAGCAAGCAACAATTGTTGGTACTTCATTAATGAAATCCCAAAGTATTGATAATAGATTGTTTGTCTCACGGTGATGAGCTTTCCAATCAAAAGAATTCAATAAAGATATACGTTTTTCACCAATTAAGGGTTTAGGAACCTGTGAGGCAGATGGTGTACTCCCACACGTTGCTTTTACTTCAATTCCTCCATATTTATATGGACTAAAAAGCGCTTTATCTTTAGGGTATATTTTACCATCTGAAATGGTGTATAAAGTATCAAAATATGATTTGCGTTCAGGAGTATTAGTTAATAATAAATCTGGGTATCCGTCTTGGTGAAGATTACCTTGCAATCCACCATTGGAAAAACGTTGTATACTTTTTGCAAAATATTCACCTACTACTCCGCTTAAATTGCGCATTCCAAGTGCTTCAAATATATTTATATCAAAGCTTTTAGTCTGCGCATCTAATGATTGTAACGCTTCATTTGAAAAGTTAATAGCATTTACAATTTGCTCATTGGTTAGAATTGTCTCTTCATTTATAGAAACATTCTTCTTATCATTTACTATATAGCTATACATCATTTAAAATTATCCTTTCTTCTGTGATAATATAATTATATCACAAAAAGAAAAAATATGTATATATTTCCAGAAGATTTAAGAAAAAACACTAATCATATGCTATTATAAATTATTTTTAAATATCGTCGCGTCTATGTCAGAGTTTTTATTTGGATTGTTTTACAATGTGATTTATGGTATAATTTTCCTGATGCTAAAGACTATTATACTCTTATGTTTAAGGGGGTGCTGTCTTGGGGAGTAATCATTCAGTTACTGATTATGTGGCAGAAAGGTTTGAAAATGAAATATTCAATACCATTCAAAGTTACATCGAGGACAATTATGATATTTTAAAGCTACAGCTCTATAGAGTTCGAAACATTGGTGGCATAGAATTATCAGATTTAATAGTTAAATCTGTATCTATTAATGATTTGCCAGATATGAAAATAGAATTCGATGTCGCTGTAGAAGCTGAGTTAGAGGTTCGCGAGTCAGATTATCATTATGATGAAACTGAAAACTGTACTCAGTGGTTTATGTTGAAATGTTCTGGAGATTTAGATTGTAATTTGGATGATTTCAAAATCTCTAGTATAAAAGAATATACCGGTAAGAATAAGCAATCAAAACCTATGTCCGACTCTCTTGTTCCGATTATTACTAAGGATGATCTAGAAAACGTTGCCACTGATTTCCTACGCAGACATTACCCCGAGGCATTAAAAACACCAATGGCAGTTGAACCACATGTGCTGGCAGAAAAAATGGGTCTTACAGTGAAAGTTAGAGAAATAACGAAAGACTTTTCTATTTTTGGACAAATATACTTCCATGGTTGTAACACAGAACTTTATGATAAGGACAACGATAAAATGGTACAAGCCCAAGTGGATGCATGTACTATTTTAGTAGATCCCAAAGCATACTTCCTCCGCAATCTTGGATCAGTTAATAATACCATAGTGCATGAGTGTGTTCATTGGGATTTACATAGAAAAGCATTTGAACTGGAGCGGTTATATAATAGCAATGCTACACAGATTAAATGCCAGGTTGTTGGCGGAATAAAAGACAATGAAAGAGATGCAACCGGCTGGATGGAATGGCAGGCAAATGCGCTCGCTCCAAGAATACAGATGCCACTTGTGCCATTCAAAATGAAAGTTCATGAACTCATTCGCAAATGTAGGGATGAGTTTGGAAACTTCAGTTTGATTGATATCATGGAATGGGTCATTGATGAGGTAGCACTGTTTTATGGTGTGTCACGATGTGCGGCTAAGATTAGAATGGTTGATGTAGGTTATGATGAGGCAATTGGTGTGTTCACCTATGTTGATGATCATTATGTCAGACCTCACTGTTTTAAGAACGGTTTTATTCGTAAAGACCAGACGTTTTCCATTAGTATAAAGGATGCTTTAGTTGAAAGTACCTTTAAGCCTGAGTTAAAGAAGAAACTGGATAGCGGAAACTATTTATTTGTTGATTCGCATTTTTGCTTTAATCATCCTAAATATATTAAGGTAAATGAAAAAGGTGAAACTGTATTAACAGACTATGCCAGATTCCATATGGATGAATGCTGCCTAGTCTTTGATCTGAGGGTTAAATCCTTCAACAAATATGGAGAGGAGTTCTTTACAGAATGCGTTCTATTTAGAGATGCTGCTTCAAATATCGTTTTTGAAGCTCATTACTCGTCTGATAACAAGGATAATCCAAACCATACAGATATGATAAAGCAATATAATGCAGAGTTACTGAATGTGGTTAGTAAGCTTCCAGCAACGTTTTCTGGAACACTGAATGCCTTAATCAATTGGTCTGAGATGACCGAAGAAAAGTTGGCAGAAGCGGCATTCATTAGTGAGAAAACTATTCAAAGATTAAGAAATGAAGAACCGGATAATGTTTCACTAGAAACAGTGGTACAATTGGCAATAGGTATGCAGTTACCACCTGTATTAAGTGGATATTTGCTAAAGGCATCTGGTAAGTCTTTCATGATGACGGAACAACACATCATGTATCAGTTTTTACTAAATTCATGTTACACAAAATCTATATATGAGTGTAATGAAATGCTTGAAGCACAGAAATTAAAGCAACTTGGACGTCAGAATAGGACAGCATAAAAAATATTATAATATCCGGACATGCCATGTCTGGCAATGTTTATAAAAAATCATAGAAATATATATTTTAAGAGTCATGAAATAAGCAAAAAGCTTATTTTCATGGCTCTTTTTTTTATGTTGTGATAACAGAAATAGGACATCCCATGTCCGAGCAATTTTAGCTGTTTCACGTTAGAATTAGAGCATAAAAAAATTCATATAGACCTGACAGAGCGCTGGGAAGGTGGATATGACCATATTGCTTTTGGAGTAGCTGTCATTATGACAGTTATGGAAAAGCAGATGGAAGTACCCTTAATTTCCAGCGCTCTTTTTCTAATGTATGGTCTTGGGATGCTTCTATTCATGGGTTAATGGAATCTGCCTTATATCAGTCTCTTCTGGTCGGAAAGAGAGACAATCTATGAAAAACGCAACAAAGAAAATCAGAGTAAACGAGACAGAAGAGCAAGTATTAATCCCTATGATTATTGACAAGGATTCAATTGAAGAACACGGGATGATGGCAGGTGTAAGGAAATCTCAAATCAGAAAATGGAGAGTAGGTAACAGGATAGTAGACGTGGTTTTAATTCCAGGTACGAAGGAACAGTATGATGCTGTAATGAGCTCCTATTCAGCTGAGTTTAAAGCAGAAGATCGTGATAAACGCTGTGAGATAAGTAACGGGAATGGTAGGTTAATTCGCTGCCCAGAAAACAACAAATGCAGTCAATGTCCATATGCCACTTCTTTGGATAAGAAGAATTTTGGAACATTAACATTCAGCTGCCTGGCGGCAGACAATGAAGATGGAGAAGAGTCGGATTTCGAACCAGTAGCACCAGCTACATATGGTGCAGCAGATATCTATTTGGGTATGCTGAATGAGTTGATTAGTCGTGTACAAGAAATCGACCCTAACTACGGTAAGATACTTCAACTATTATCGGATGGATTCAGCCATAAAGAAATTGCAGATGTGATTGGAATAGGAAAGAGTACAGTAACAGATAAGGTAGCAAAGATAAAAGCATTAGTAATGGATTTACTGGATGACATGATTTAATAAATAGATGGTAGCAGCACTATGTAGAATCTGTGCTGCTACCATTTTTGCTTAATCTTTTTTATAAAACATTGTCTCATAGCCATCGGCTCTTAATAGTAGACCATTTATCCAGGGAGGTGTTCTTCCCATTTGATCACAAATGTCATCCAGGGCTTCATTCATAGGGCATTCGATGATTAATTCGTCATGAACATGACCACATATTAGCTTATTGCTTAGCGTTTGCATGGCAAAGCTAAGGATATCTCTTGAAATGGCTTGAACGATGTTTTCCACAAATTTGGCACCGTATGATTCAAGCCGTTCCCATTTCTTTGTTGATCCAATTCCTTCGTAGGTTACAGCCTCCCCGCCAAATTTGTTTACACCAATCTTAGGCTTAACATAAGTAAGCTTTCTACCAGATGGTAGTTGGATGATGAGCATACCGCTTTGATAAATAAAGTTAATACCGTGAGTTTCTGTGGTGGTTTTTTGAGCGATAGCATTTTTAACAGCAGTATCAATATCCCACCAAAGTTGAACAATATTTGGATTTGATGTTCTCCATGCATCAACCAAAGGTTGTAGTTCTTCTTCTGAAATGCCCATATCTAAGGCACCCATTGATTTTAGAGCACCACACGAACCACCGTAACCTAATGCTAGTTCAGCTATTTTTCCTTTCTGGCGAAGATGACTGTTCTGACCGTGCTTTTCGACTGGAACACCAAACATAGCTGAAGCACTTGCACAATAGATATCTTCATTATTTGCAAAGACTTTATTTCTCCATGTCTCCTTTGCTAGATGTGAGAGTACCCTAGCTTCTATTGCACTAAAATCGACAACAACAAACTTATATCCTTCTCTTGGAACAAAAGCAGTACGAATAAGTTCTGACAGTACTTCTGGGACTGAGTTATATAGCAATTCTAAAGCTTCATAGTTACCGCACTTTACAAGGTCACGAGCCTGCTCCAAATCAGGTATATGGTTCTGTGGTAGGTTTTGCAATTGAATGATACGACCGGCCCACCGACCACTACGATTGGCACCATAGAACTGAAACATTCCTCTTGCTCGGTTATCAGAGCATACGGTGTTCTTCATAGCTTGGTATTTTTTTATACTGGATTTGGCAAGCTGCTGCCGTAGAGTAAGAACATCGGATAGTTCTTCTGGAGCATCCTTTAACATTTCTACTACAGCTTTTTTACCAAGAGTGTCAGTTACAAGTCCGTTGTCAGATAACCATTGTTTCATCTGTACTACTGAATTTGGATTATCTAGATTTGTGAGTTTCTTCATTTCTTCCGAGAGTTCTTCCTTGGAATGCTCATCCATCTTGATTGCCTGTTCTACGATATCCATATCAATAGCGATACCACGGTCATTGATGATTTGATCTAAGATATATTCTTGCCAAATAAATTCTGGTACAGGAAAATTGGCGAGCTTCTTCTGAATGGCCATTTCAACTTCAACATCCCTACGGTTATAGGAAATAAAAGATTTCCATTTAGTTGCATCGTGTATAGGAAGATTTCTGGTACGATTACCATTTGATTTAGTAGGCTTACATGGAACACAGAAGTACCGGATGAGATCTTTACCCTCTTTCATTTTCTGTTCCTGTAACCCAAGTACTGCACCCACACCTTCAAGGGATAATGGCAATCCAAGATATGCCGACCATATCATAGAACATCTCCACGAGGATGGATCTAAGTATCTACTGATCGTGTCATTACTGATGTTGTAGCTGCTGAAGTGATTCGGATAATTTCTTCTAAGCCATTCAGATAGACAGATACGTTCAAAAGCAGCATTGAATGCCCACTTAGTGACTGCTTTATCTGAAAGAGCAGTAAGTACTTCTGTAGGAACTTTTTCACCATTAGCCAAATCTACAACGATAACGTCTCCACCATTCATGGAGTAGGCAAATAGGAGAATTTCAAAGTTATCAGACTCAACATACTTATATACACCGCATTTACTCAGATCGACATCACTATATGTTTCAATATCAATTGAGAGTGTTTTTATATCACTCAAGAATATCGCTCCTTCCATAATAAACAAGGCGGCAGTGATTGTACCTGCCGCCAGACCATGATTTATTGCTGATTCATCTGCTCATGCTTCTTCTTACGTTCAGAGCGAATGTCATCACGAATCAGTGTGAAGAACATATAACCACTACCTACGATATTAATACTCAGGCATACTATCAAAATAATTGTCAATATTATATTCATATCATTTACCTCGCTTCTTTGATTATCGTTTGTTGCAGAGATGGCTCAAAACTGAGCCTATCTCCACGACCCATTTGATTGACATTTTTACATAGTGATTAAGATAGGAAATCGTCGTTATCTTCGGTTTCAAAATCATCCTCTGCACGGGACTTACCGCCTAAAGGTTCTCCATCTGATATCTTCTGAAGATTATTTAGTCCACACGCAATTCCTCTGTTGCCGTTTGAATTGAAAGCATACAGATTGATGGAAGCTCTGCCATAGACACCAGAGAATACTTCGGAACGATCAAGGATAGGATTGCAATTTGCATCAACAATACCCGGTGCAGTAGCACTATTGGCATTAATGAAGTATGCATTTGCATAAGTAGGGTCATCTGGTCTTTCCAAATCGCCATCACGAAGTGGAGTCTTAAGAGCAGAAAGCGGAGGGACTGTTTTGCCGTTACCCTTTAACTTTGACTCACCTTCTTTATATGCCGCTTCGATGGCTGCTTTTATCTGTGTGACTGTTTTGGTATCGGACTTTGGAACGATGAGGCTTACGCTGTACTTAGGTGAACCACCATTGATTGACTTTGCATCCCATACATTTGCATACGACCATCTTGTCTGTGGACCTGTGATTACCTTTGTTGGATTTGCTACTTTTGACATATTATTGTCCTCCTTTATTTTTAATTGAAATCAATTTGTGCTGTGTTAAATTCCGAACGTTTATCATTCTCTGGAACGAGAGTTGGTTTTCCTGGAGCCTTGATTACAAGGGTACCTAAGATTTCTTCAAATTTCTTTTTGCCTAGAGTTGAAGTCATTGCTGTGATTCCTAAGAGCTTACGCTCGTATGGATCGAAACCTGCTAAAGTAACTGCATCAGCAACTGCCTGCTCATCGGTGTATTTTCTGGTGGAGCGACCTTCCACAACTTTAAATCCTTCGTACTTTGTACCACTAATTGCTTGCTGTAATGCATATTCCTTTATGTCATTGACCCAGTTTACAAGGTTATCTACCTTTGTGAGAATAACACTAATTTCTGTGTTATCTAAGTTGGGTGGCATTTCAAAGTCATACTTTGCAAGTTCTAGGTTGTACTCGGCACGTTTACGGCAGGTTGCTTTAATCTTGCAGAACTGGCAATGGTCACCGGCTTTGAGCTCTCCCTCTCCGGTATAAGCAAGTTTAGCAATCGGAGAGAGTACTTCATTACCCCATTTTAAGAGTTCTTCCTTTGATAGGGTATAAGTGCTGACATTATCTCTTCGAGGCTGAAAAATTGTCATCTTAACGGTATCAATATCGTAGATACCATCAAAGAGTTCTATAGCACCAAGGGCATAGCACATAATCTGTGAATTTTCTTCTGCAGACACTAATATTCCAAGTCCGTGCTTGTAATCGATGATTTGAAGAATACCGTCTGCTACGATTACACAATCACCTGTACCAAATCCGCTTTCTACATATTTGGAGAAATCCAGATGCTGTTCGATTAAGATCACTGGGTCAGAACAATAGTGCTTTGCTTCTTCTAACTGTTCCATAACGAAGGTTCTATATTCTTCAGCGCAGTTTTCCATTTCTCCATCGTAAAATTCCAAATTTTCAGTAGGGTCTTTCGTATTCATACCGAGTGCCTGTTCTAATTTGAACTGACAAAGACTATGTGCATCCGTACCTTGTTGTGCATATGGACTAGATTGATTTTCCTCTTCGGCACATAACTTGGCTGAAGGCGGGCAGTGAAGCCATCTGTGGCTTGATGATGCGGAGAGTAATGCGTGTTTAGGCATTTCCAAACACCTCCGCCTCAGCGAGCAAAGCTTCAAAGTCAGCTGGGTTGATGTCTGATAGTTTGTTTGCTCCAAACTTTAATAGAAGAGCTTTAACATCTGCTGTATATCCGTTACGGGATTTTTCTGCTAGGACAGCGCGGACATCGGTAAGCGAGATTGACTTCTTTTCAGGTACTGGAGTTACTTTTGCTGTAGCCTTTTCTTTCTTAGGCTCAATGGCATCCTTTTCATCCACAGCCGTAGAAAATATCTCTCTCAATGTCTCAGAGATACCTATTAAGGTCTCTCCACATTTTCTTAGCTCATCAAGTTCTGCGGATAATTCGCTCATCTTACTCATGCGTGTTTTCTCCTTCCTTATTTAATTGTTCTTGTTGTGACTGCTCGTTTAATTTCCTTGCGAGTCGTTTTGAAATAACACTGATTGCGATTAGTACATCTGCCAGTTCTTCATCTAAACCGATGTCCTGTTTGCTTTCAGTGCCTGCAGCTGATCCAGACTGCATAAGTAGCACCGCCTTTCCGAGGGTTTATTACCTCTCTAATTCCCTAAGGACAGAAGGATGAGTTTTGGACGGATATTCTTGAAAATTTTGAATCTTTTTTTACTCATGTCCCTCCAACTTCCTAAGGACAAAAATCAAATAAATGGACGGAAGTTTTGAAACTTTTTTATGACCGTTTTTTTGCTTATATAAAGGAAGTGATTCTGTAAAATAAAAAAATTAAAATTGACCGTCCAAAAGTGCAGGTTCTGTCCTTAGGAAGTTAGAGGGATATTTTTGTCCTCAAATATTTTAAAGGAGGTGAAATCTTTGGGAATCAGTTTTTATAACTCGGAAGGCTACAGTGACCCTGTACCATTTGAAGCGATTAATGCTATAGAGCGTGAAGAAAAAAGGAGTAATTACAGACCGCTTGTTTATATTTGCTCTCCTTATGCAGGTAATGAAGAGTGGAATACCATGAAAGCAAGGGAATATAGCAGATTTGCAGTAAACAACAGAACAATACCAATTGCCCCGCATCTGTTGTTTCCACAATTTATGGATGAAGCCACAGAGAGGGAATTGGCAATGTTCATGAACATGGTAGTGCTTGGAAGATGCGCGGAACTATGGGTATTTGGAGACAGAATATCGGAAGGTATGGCAGCAGAGATATTAAGAGCCAAATGGAAACGTATGAGAATCCGTTATTTCACAGAGGACTATAAGGAGGTAACCAGATGAAGTTAGTGATTTATACGGCAGATTGTAAAGGCAATGCCAAAAACTGTAGCTACCCCAAGCGCTTTGAGGTAACGAATGCTGATGATTTAAAGGCAGTTGTCAGACTCGATCATGTTTGTGCTGAATACAAGAACAACTACCGAAGTGCCGAGAATTTTATAGAATCGGTTGTAGCTGTCATGGATTGCGACAATGACCATTCTGAAAATCCCGATGAATGGGTCACATTTGAAACGTTGGATGAACTACTACCGGATGTTTCTTATGCGATTGCATCAAGCCGTAATCATATGAAACAGAAAGATGATAAATCAGCAAGACCAAGATTTCATGTGTACTTTCTTATTCATCCATGTACAAACCCAGTTGAATATGCAGAATTAAAAAGAGCGATTCAAAAAGCCTATCCAGTTTTTGATAATAATGCTTTAGATGCTGCACGTTTTATCTATGGTTCTGATTGTGATGAGGTCATTTGGCATGACGGTTGGATGACAATTGATGAAGATTTACCTATCTTTCAAGATGATGTTGATAATGTGAAGACAAGCGGTTCTATACCCGAAGGAAGAAGAAATAGCACCTTATCCCGTTTTGCAGGCAGAGTAGTAAAACGATATGGTGCCATGGATAAAGCGCATCAGATATTCCTTGATGAGGCAAAGAAGTGTGACCCACCAATGGAGGAAGAGGAGCTAACTACGATATGGAATAGCGCTGTGAAATTTGCCAGAAAGGTACAAAGCCAGGAAGGATATGTTGCTCCGGATGATTTTAATGATGATTTTATAGGAGAATCACTGAAACCTTCCGATTACTCAGACATCGGTCAGGCGAAGGTCCTAACCCGTGAATATGGAGATGAACTATGCTACACAGATGCCACTGACTACCTTCGTTTTAATGGAGAGTATTGGGTAGAGTCAAAACAACAGGCTGTCGGAGCAATGGAGGAGTTTTTAGATCTACAGCTTGCAGATGCTTTGGATGAAGTGCAGAGAGCCTTGGACGTTCTTGTATCAGGTGGATTATCAAAGGATGTTGTTAAAGCTGGAGGTAAGAAGTTTGAAAATTCGCTACAAGGTGACCAATTGGAAGCGTATCGGACATATTTGGCTGCAGTAGCTTACAGAACATTTGTATTAAAACGCCGTGACATGAAGTATGTAACAAGTGCATTACAAGCAGCAAAACCGATGCTAGCCATCAGCGTTAGTGATCTTGATAAGGATGAATTTCTTCTTAATACACCCGGAGCTACTTATCACCTAAGAGATGGACTATCAGGAGTACATGAGCCAAATGCCAAGGATTACATTACAAAGCAGACTTCTGTTGCTCCTGGAGATGCCGGTAAGCAGTTGTGGCTCGATGCTCTTGATACGTTCTTTTGCAAAGATCATGAGTTGATTGATTATGTACAGTGGATTGTTGGACTTTCAGCTATCGGTAAGGTGTTTGTAGAAGCACTTATTATTTCATATGGAGATGGTCGTAACGGTAAATCTACCTTCTGGAATACCATCTCAAGAGTGCTAGGAACATATAGCGGCTCTATATCAGCAGATGCATTGACCGTTGGATGCAAGAGAAATGTAAAGCCTGAGATGGCAGAACTGAAGGGCAAGCGTCTTATTATAGCTGCTGAACTGGAAGAAGGCATGAGATTAAATACTTCCGTTATTAAGCAGCTTTGTTCCACTGATGAGGTTACGGCAGAAAAGAAGTATAAAGATCCCTTCAAATATGTACCAAGCCATACACTGGTGCTCTATACGAACCATCTACCAAGAGTAGGTGCGAACGATGAAGGAACCTGGCGCAGACTGATAGTAATCCCATTCAATGCGAAGATTGAAGGGAAGAGTGACATTAAGAACTTTACAGATTACTTAGTACAAAAGGCTGGTCCTTATGTATTATCGTGGATTATAGAAGGTGCACAGAGGGTAATTTCAAATGATTTCAAACTAAAGCTCCCGACCTGTGTAAAGAATGCAATTGACCATTACCGTGCGGATAATGACTGGCTTGGAGCATTTCTTGATGAATGCTGTGAACTCGAACCTACCTATAAGCAAAAGTCCGGAGAGTTCTATCAGGAATATCGTACCTATTGTTTAAGAACAGGAGAATATGCCAGAAGTACCACAGACTTTTATACTGCACTTGAGGTTTCCGGTTTAAACCGTAAGAGACTATCAAACGGTGTATTCATAAATGGGGTTCGTATTAAGAATAAGGATTTTATTGACTAATTCACATGATGTGTAGGTCGGCGGTGGTTGAAAACAAAACTTTTCCTTATTTATTAAATATAAAAATGTATGTCTATTACGGTCTTATATAAAAAGTCCCTATAGCAAAAAAATAAAAAAAAATGATATAAGAAGAGTTTAGGATACGACCATAACAGACCTACACAACCCAATTTTTGATGGAGGTTTGTATGAGAGAAAAGGTTATTGAACAGAAGTTAGGAACAGAAGTGAAAAAGCGTGGAGGGATTTGTCCGAAGTTCACATCACCTGGTTTTGATGGAATGCCCGACCGCTTGGTTTTATTACCAGTTGGGAAGGTAGGTTTTGTTGAGATAAAGGCTCCCGGTAAAAAGCCAAAACCACTGCAGCTTGCAAGGATTAAATTACTTCTTAGTTTAGGGTTTCCGGTATTTGTCCTTGATGAGAAAGAGCAGATTGGAGGTATTCTTGATGCAATACAATCCTCATGAGTATCAGAAGTATGCCATTAACTATATTCTGACCCATCCAATTGCAGCTGTCTTTCTTGATATGGGTCTTGGAAAAACATCTATTGCATTGACTGCCTTGGATGCCCTACTATTTGACTATTTTGATATTCATAAAGTTCTAATTATCGCACCTCTACGTGTGGCAAGAAACACATGGCCTGCAGAAATCCAGAAGTGGCATCATCTACGGGACTTAAAATATTCCATAGCAGTCGGAACAGAGTCAGAGAGGCTTTCCGCCTTAAATGAACAGGCAGATATATACATCATTAACCGTGAAAACGTACAATGGCTTGTTGAGAAAAGTGGTGTTCCATTTGATTTTGATATGGTAATCATAGATGAGTTATCATCCTTTAAAAGTTGGCAGTCAAAGAGATTTCGTTCCCTTATGAAGGTCAGATCAAAGACAAAAAGAATTGTTGGCTTGACCGGAACACCAACTGATAATGGATACATGGATTTATTTGCAGAATTTCGTCTCCTTGATATGGGAGCAAGACTCGGACGATTTATTGGTCAGTATCGTAATGCATACTTTAAGCCCGACAAGATGAATGGTCCGATAGTCTACAGTTACAAATTGCTACCGGGTGCAGAACAACAGATTTATAACAAAATATCAGATATCACGATTTCCATGAAGTCTACTGATTATCTGAATATGCCTGAACTGGTAAGCAGCGATTATGAAGTATATCTGGACGAGAAGGAAAAGGAGCGATATGAGGAACTGAAAAAAGATTTAGTCTTGCAACTACCGGATGGTGAGATCACAGCTGCAAATGCAGCAACTCTTTCAGGGAAGCTGTGTCAGATGGCTAATGGTGCAATTTATGCTGAGGATGGCACAGTCCTTGAGATTCACGACAAGAAACTAGATGCATTAGAGGATATTGTAGAAGCTGCCAATGGCAAACCGATACTTCTAATTTACTGGTTCCGTCATGACATGGATAGAATAGCGAAAAAACTAAATGAATTAAAGATACCATTTGAAAAACTTGATACAGCTACAAGTATTGAAAAATGGAATAGTGGAGAACTCCCCGTCGCAATCCTTCATCCAATGAGTGGGGGACACGGATTAAATCTCCAAAGTGGTGGATCAACAATCATATGGTTTGGCATGACCTGGTCATTGGAACTGTATCAGCAGACGATAGCTAGGTTGTGGAGACAGGGTCAGACAGCAAGTACCGTTGTGGTGCAGCACATAGTTGCCAAAGGAACAATTGATGAGAGGATTTTAAAGGCACTGTCACAAAAGGACAATACACAATCCGCATTAATTGCAGCTGTAAAGGCAAATCTGCAAATCTGAGACAATCTGAGTAAATCCGAGGAAATAAAATTCTTAAATCGGAGGTATTGCTTATGTACAAAAACAATATGCAAGTTAAGCTGTTCATTGTAGAAGATGGATTTTCTAATTTAGCAAATGCCATAATTCTGCAAGCAGTAAAGGATTATAGGGATGCATTAAAGACACTGAAAAAATACCCTAATAGTATCGAAGCAAATAAAGAGAAATTCAGTGGGGAGCGTTTCTTTCTCTCTAAATGGTTTTCAAATATAACAAGTATTGACGGAAATATGCTACTGAAAAAATTGAGGGAAGAGGTGATGAACCATGAGTGAGAGATTTAATGTAAAAGAATACCTTAGTCAAGCGCATTATATTGATCAACGCATAAATAGCAAGCTGGAGCAAGTAATGTCACTTCGTAATCTGACCACAAGGGCAACAGCAACATTATCTGATATGCCTGGTTCTGCAACCCGCAATATTCACAGTATGGAAGACGTCATTACCAAGCTGATTGACCTTGAGAATGAAATAAATGCGGATATTGGATATTTGGTTGAACTGAAAACGGAGATAACTGCAGTTGTGAAAAAGGTAAAAAACCCTGAATACCGAACGCTACTGGAACTTCGTTATCTGTGCTTCAAGACATGGGAACAGATAGCTGTTGAGATGGATTATGACTTGCGATGGATCTACCGTATGCACAAGAACGCATTGGATGCAGTTAGAGAACGCATTATTAAAACAAGCCATGAAAAGCCACTATAAGCCACCCTACCTTATGTGATATTATTATAATAGCAGAAAAGTAAAATGAAACGGGCCTTGTAGGTTGAACCTACAGGGCTTTCTTTATATTAAGGAGGTGATGTCGATGCCAAAGAAACCGAAGCGACCGTGTTCTTATCCTGGTTGCCCAGAGCTAACAGATGGGAGGTACTGTGAGCATCATGAGAAACAAGAGAATAAACGCTACGAGAAGTACGACCGAGATCCGGCTGTACGCCGTAGATACGGCAGAGCATGGAAGAGAATCCGTGACAGTTATATTGCCGCCCACCCTCTCTGTGAAGAATGTCAGAAGCAAGGAAAACTGACACCAGCAGCAGAGGTACATCATATTTTGTCTCTTGCAAAAGGTGGAACTCACGATAAAAGAAATCTGATGTCTCTTTGTACTCCTTGCCATTCTGCTATCACTGCGAGAGATGGAGATCGTTGGGGGACCCGGTAGGGGGATAAAAATCTCTGCAGCTTTTTATCCGTGCAACGGGCGTGGGGTATCACGCAAAAAAGTTGCGGTTCAAACAGGGGATTAACCATGCAAGTCATGAAAGGGGCAGAAATGTGGCGAAAGACGGAACGAATAGAGGAGGTAGGCGAGTTCGAGCAGGCGATAAGCCATTACCTCTTTCTGAAAAAATAACGAACGGTAAGGCGGCAAAGGTATTAGAAGTGCCAGACCTACAGCCTGAAACAGCACTAAAAATCGATGAGCCAGAAGAAGTTGCAGATTTATACGGTGAAGATATGCCTGCTCCGAGTGATTACCTTAGTGCAAAGCAAAGGGATGGTAAGCCGTTAGGTGCAGATTTATTATTCACTGAAACATGGAAATGGCTGAAAGAACGTGGATGCGAGAAATTTGTTAATCCTCGATTAATTGAAGCCTATGCTCAGGCATTCACCCGATATATCCAGTGCGAGGAAGCAATCAGTACATACGGACTTTTAGGAAAACATCCAACAACAGGTGGTGCTATTACAAGTCCATTTGTACAGATGAGCCAGTCGTTTCAAAAGCAGGCAAATCTAATCTGGTATGAGATTTTTGATATTGTAAAGCAGAACTGCACTACATCATTTATTGGAAATCCGCAAGATGATATTATGGAGAGCCTTTTATCCGGTAGAAAAGGTAGGTAGCGTATGACTCTTAATATGTTTTTAAAGCATTTAAAGATGCAAAGGGACAGATTAACTACACAACAGTATAAAACAATTCGTGGGCAAGCAATCGCAGGAGATATTTTAGGTGCGAATAAAGGTCTTATCAAATTACTAAGACGGGAGTGATTAACTTGGATAATGAAAAGAAGTTTACACAAGAAATGCAGCAGGTTGAAATATCAAAACTTGTACCATATGCGAATAATTCAAGAACCCATAGTAAAGAACAGATAAAAAAACTACAGTCAAGTCTTAGGGAGTTCGGCTTTGTGAATCCGATTTTGATTGATAGAAAATATAACATAATTGCTGGACATGGCAGAGTATTAGCTGCAAAAGAAGATGGTCTAAAAACAGTGCCATGTGTATTTGTTGACCATTTATCGGAGGCACAAAAGAAAGCTTACATTATTGCAGATAACAGGCTTGCTGAAGATGCAGGATGGGATAAGGATTTACTATCCATAGAATTGGAAAGCCTAAAAGAACTTGAGTTTGATCTCAACCTTTTAGGATTTGATGAGGCTGAATTAAATACACTTTTAAACACCACTGAAGATGTAAAAGAAGATGATTTTGATGTTGATGAAGAACTGAAAAAACCACTAATTTCGAAGCAAGGTGATTTATGGATTTTGGGTAGACACCGGCTTTTATGTGGGGACAGCACCAAATCAGAATCCTTTGTGAAATTAATGGATGGTAAAAAGGCAAATTTAATCATTACTGATCCACCCTATAATGTGAAATATGAAGGCAATGCAGGAAAGATACAAAATGATAATCTTTCTGCAGATGCCTTTTTTCATTTCCTTTTTGACAGTTTTAGCAATATGGAGAAATGCCTTGCGGATGACGGTTCTATCTATGTTTTTCATGCTGATACAGAAGGACTTAACTTTAGAAAAGCTTTCTCAGATGCAGGCTTTTATTTAAGTGGTACTTGCATTTGGAAAAAGCAAAGTCTTGTTCTGGGAAGAAGTCCATATCAATGGCAACACGAACCAATCCTCTTCGGATGGAAGAAAAATGGAAAGCACCAGTGGTACTCAGACCGCAAACAAACGACTATTTGGGAATTTAATAGGCCGAGTAAAAATGCAGACCATCCAACGATGAAACCAGTTGCACTTATTGCTTATCCAATCGGGAATTCCAGTTTGACAAATTCAATCATTCTTGATCCATTTGGCGGATCCGGTAGTACATTGATTGCTTGTGAGCAAACAGATAGAATTTGCTATACCATAGAGCTCGATGAAAAGTATTGCGATGTTATTGTAAAACGATATATTGAGCAGGTAGGTTCTTCCGATGGTGTATTTCTATTAAGAAATGGTTCTGAACTAAGATATCATGATATACCGGAGGTGGCTGCAGATGAAGCGTAATCTTACGCTTGGCAGTCTCTTTGATGGGAGTGGAGGATTTCCCCTGGGTGGAGTGCTAAATGGTATTATACCCATTTGGTCTTCGGAAATAGAGCCTTTTCCTATTAGGGTAACAACAAAGAAACTGCCTTTCATGAAGCACTATGGTGACATAAGTACACTAAATGGTTCTGTATTAGAACCGGTTGATATTATAACATTTGGCTCACCATGCACTGATATGTCAGTGGCAGGCAAAAGAGCTGGACTGGACGGAAAACAATCCGTCCTTTTTTATGAGGCAATTCGAATTATCAAAGAAATGAGGTATGCTACAAATGGCGAATATCCAAGATTTATCGTGTGGGAGAATGTGCCAGGAGCATTCTCCTCAAATAAGGGAGAGGACTTCAAAGCAGTCCTTGAAAGTATCGCAAGAGTTAAAGATGAAACCATATCTATTTCTAAACCTAACAAATGGCTTAACGCAGGAGAAATCGTGGGAGGAGATTTCTCCATTGCATGGAGAACCTTTGATGCGCAATATTGGGGAGTTCCCCAACGAAGAAAACGTATCTACCTTGTCGCAGATTTTACAGATAGGTGTGCCGGAAAAATATTATTTGAGTCCGAAGGCATGTCAGGGTATTCTCCGCAGAGCTTCTGTTCGTGGCAAGGAACTACCAACAATGTTAAAAGTAGCATTGGAGAAACAGGCACAGTCTGTCTGAATGACCAAGGCGGAAACCGTATGGATGTTACTGAGGATATGACTAGTACGCTTCGTGCTAAAGCTAATCATCCTCCACTTGTATTTGAAAACCATTCACAGGACAGCCGATATGTGGGACCACTGGAAACAGCACAGACAGTTCTTGCCAAGTTTGGAACCGGTGGTAATAATCAACCCTTTGTTGTAGAAACACCTAAGACATTAAAAATTCGGTGCGGCTGTGAAGGTGGTGGTAAGGGAGCATTAATTCAGGATAATAAGTCAGCCACGATTTCCTGCAATAATGATCAGACCTTATTTGTACCGACTGCTTTTGGAATATGTGCTAAAGATAGTAACTCAATGAAATCCGATAACCCAAGTAGTGGTTTCTATGAGGCTAATACCTCTCGAACCGTGGATTGTAACGGAGGAAATCCAACATGTAACCAAGGTGGTATCGCTGTGGTTGCTTTGCAAGGATCCATGATTGGTAGAAAAGATTGCAATGGTCCACAAGGAGACGGTGTGAGCGAGGATGTTTCTTTCACCTTAAATACCGTAGATAAGCATGCTGTAGTTTATGCCATTGATCGAGAAACATTTAATTGTGGACAGAACTTTGCAAGAAACTTAGGTATCAGTGAAGCGGGTATCTCTTCAACACTAAATGCTCAGGGGCCAAGTGCTGTAGCCACTCCAACCTATTCATCAAGCAAGGCTTCGTTTTTTACCAATGCTGAAATGGAACTTGCTAATACACTTGTGGCAACAGATTATAAAGACCCTCCGTTAATTAATGATACTGCAGGTGCGGAATATATTGTGCGAAGACTGACACCAACTGAGTGTGCAAGACTACAAGGTTTTCCAGATTGGTGGTGTAGTGACCTTGGAATAGAAAATCCTACAGAAGAAGATATTTTGTTTTGGTCTGATGTATTTGAAACGCACCGAAAAATCATCGGGACTACTTCGAAACCAAAATCTCGGAGCCAAATTATCAAATGGTTGCAAGACCCACACTCTGATTCAGCGGAATATAAAATGTGGGGAAACGGTGTTGCCTTACCATGCGTCTGTTATGTATTGGCTGGAATTGTAGAACTTTCTTCTTGATATTGTTTCAGCAGTAGAATGTAAGAATTAATCTACATACTACTTGCTATTTACTCGGTTTAGAGTGATATATAACACTACCAAAAAGAAAGGTGGTATGAGATATGGAAATAAGATTTAACCGTTCAGGAAGTGAACGTAAAGCACTGGTGATTGCAATCAGTGAGATTCTCGAAACAAAACCAGTTTATAGAGGAGCACCTACGTTCATTTATGATATTGATAGCTTGCAGGTGGATAAGGAAGGAACACTTATCATTGATGACCAAGCAGACAGCGAAACGGTGGAAACACTACTTGATAAACTTGCAGGTCGAGGGTTTGCCTTTGAAGAGCCTGAAAGCGCAACACAGGGCAACACAAACGCTTGTGACTTGCTTGTAATCGAGATGCTGAAGGAGGGTTTCACTGATACTGCTTTTGCAAATTTTGAAAAGCTAATCGAAAGTAAAGGGTATCTAATTAAGAAAGCACTCAGTGTTTCTTCACTTCGGATTGAGCAGACCGAAGAAACACTTCGATTTCCTTGGTTTGCTTTTAACTCAACTTCAGATGAGGTCAAAGCTTATACACATTTTATTTCAGCATTATGTGAAATGGCAAAGAAGCAGGTGAGAATATCGGCTACATCTAAAGAAGTGGAAAATGAAAAATATGCATTTCGATGTTTTCTCCTTCGCCTTGGTTTTATAGGCTCAGAATATAAGGTAGATCGTAAGATTTTACTTTCCAAGTTAACAGGAAGTTCTGCTTTTAAAAGTACGCAATCAATGGCTGGGGAGGTGGAGCAATCGTGAAGATAATTCATCCGGAAATGTTGAAACAACTTAAAGAGTATTACACACCTGGAACGAGAGTGGTTCTTATCCAAATGGATGATCCATATACGAATCTTCAACCTGGAGATAAAGGGACAGTTACCAGTGTCGATGATATTGGAACAATTCATGTAAAATGGGACAGAGGAAGTTCTTTAGGTGTAGTCTTTGGTGAGGATTCCTGTCGGAAAATCAAGGACTAAATACACATTTAGTCCTATGAAAATAATAAAAGATAGTGTAGATTACACTCCGTACAAAGATGTATTTAATATTGATATCTTACGAAACGCTGTTAACGACTCAGCAGAGGAGGATGATGAATGACCGAAGAAATTAAAGATCAAATACTAGCAATTCGAGAAACAGGTGAAACCAATATGTTTGACATTCCTGTTGTTATCGATATTGCAGAACGTGATGGGTACTATGAATTGATTGATTACCTATCGGAACATAGAGATGATTATGTTCGCTTCATTCTTACGGGTGAAGTCAAATAAAATCAAACAACATTTATGAAAAGGAACTCTTATGGGGTTCCTTTTTCAGTATCCTCGGGGGAGGTGGCGGCGATACGAAAACTAAAGACATACAAGCCGACCATCTTCAAAGCAGATGGTTCGGTTTATAATAAGGACTCGGCTGATACAGCAGTGGCCTTTATAAATTGTTTAAAGCACACTAAGGGAGAATGGTATGGTCAGCCTTTTGAACTAATCGATTGGCAAGAGCAAATTATTCGAGATGTATTTGGTGTTATAAAACCAAATGGCTATCGTCAGTTTAATACAGCCTATATCGAGATAGCTAAAAAGCAAGGAAAGTCTGAACTCGCCGCAGCAGTAGCACTTCTTCTTACATGTGGTGATTACGAACATGGTGGTGAGGTGTATGGCTGTGCTTCTGACCGTCAACAAGCCTCCATTGTTTTTGATGTGGCAGTAGATATGGTAGAGCAGTGCCCTGCACTTAAAGCTAGAATAAAACCTGTGCTTTCTCAGAAGAGGTTAGTTTATAAACCTCTTGGAAGTTTCTATCAGGTTCTTTCTGCTGAGGCATATACAAAGCACGGTTTAAATGTTCATGGAGTGGTATTCGATGAGTTACATGCACAGCCAAACCGTCAGCTTTTTGATGTTATGACTCACGGTTCTGGAGATGCAAGAAAGCAACCGCTGTATTTCCTAATTACTACTGCCGGAAATGATCAGCACTCCATATGCTATGAAGTACACCAAAAGGCCAAGGACATCCTGGATGGGCGAAAGGTTGACCCCACATTTTATCCAGTCATTTACGGCGCTGATGAAGACGAAGACTGGACAGATCCGAAAGTATGGGCGAAAGCCAACCCCTCAATGGGTATTACGGTAGATATTGAAAAGATACAAATTGCATGTGAAAGTGCAAGGCAAAATCCAGCGGAAGAAAACTTATTCAGGCAGCTTAGATTAAACCAGTGGGTGAAACAATCAGTTCGTTGGATGCCTATGGAGAAGTGGGATAAATGTGCTTTTGTAGTAGACTCAGAAAGTCTTAAAGGTAGACAATGCTATGGTGGCTTGGACCTATCTTCAACTACAGATATAACTGCTTTTGTTCTTGTCTTTCCACCAGAGTATGAAGATGACAAATATATCATTCTACCTTATTTTTGGATACCAGAAGATAACCTCGAACTAAGAGTGAGACGAGACCATGTACCTTATGATATATGGGAAAAACAAGGCTTTTTACAAACTACAGAAGGTAATGTGGTTCACTATGGCTTCATTGAAAACTTTATTGAAGAGTTGGGGATGAAGTATAACATTCTTGAAATAGCATTTGACCGTTGGGGTGCAGTTCAGATGGTGCAGAACCTAGAAGGTCTAGGATTAACAGTTGTTCCATTCGGTCAAGGATTTAAAGATATGTCACCACCAACGAAAGAGTTAATGAAGTTGACACTGGAAGAGAAAATTGCTCACGGTGGACACCCAGTACTTCGATGGATGATGGATAATATCTTTATTAGAACTGATCCGGCAGGAAACATTAAGCCGGATAAGGAAAAGAGTACAGAAAAGATAGATGGTGCAGTTGCAACAATTATGGCTCTGGATAGAGCTATTCGTTGTAGTAGAACAGGAAATTCTGTTTATGATAATCGTGGATTAATTGTCTTTTAGTCATGGAAAATACTAAAAATACATTTATAGTATTGACATGTCATGAAATGTAATCTATAATAGCCTTAATAATATAAGGAGGGATTGTTATGGATTACGACCGTGTGATATTAGAAATGCTGAACAGAATTAGTGTATTGGAAGAAAAGGTAGCATATTTGGAAAGCAATAATGAAATAACAGAATCAGAAGATATGAATGAACTGCAAGCGCCAAGTAAGAAATACAGATTACTATCTGATTACCTTCATGATAGTGAAAAACCAAGAGTGAGATTGACTTTTGATGATATAGAAGAGATGCTTGGCTTTGAATTACCTCCATCAGCATATACGCATAGGGCATTTTGGTCGAATACAACTTCTCATTCAATTGCCTTAAGTTGGATGGGTGTAGGTTATGAAACTGTTGAAGTCAATATAGATGAAGGATTTGTTGTATTTGAGCAAAAAAGGCAATATGGAAAGGAAGGAATAAAAATTTCAAAGTTTATTACTGAGGCACAGTTTCAAAAAGCATATCGCTCAGCGGGTCTATGGTTTGTTGCACTGTATATGGAAGCCTTTCTCTTACGCATTGATGAATTGAAAGATAATACAAAAAAAGCAGAATTAATAAGTGAAATCTATAATAAAGGAGAAAATGCTGATAAAGATGAAGGAGGTACTCGAACCCGTGTGAATTCTCTATGGAGGATTATTGAATCTGGAAGAGCAGTTCAAGCATTAGAGGTTGCAGCAAACTCTGATAGGTTAAAAAATGATTTCCATGATGCATATGAGACTGCTAATGATTTATTAAAACGCATAAATAGTGGCGAATTCATAATGCCTGAGATTTAAAAATTACTACAAACTTAAACTAATGGGGGTGAGAGTATGTATGAGTTGCTAAGCAGCATAGATTTTACGAAGAAGAGAAATAACTTTGAAAAAGACCGTTTAAAGCGATTGTTCATAAATTGGCTATCTAATAATTACCCTAATGTTAATACGGTTGATACTTATTTCACGGATTCCATATTTATTGGCAACAATCCTTGGATAGGTTTAAACATAATCGATGTTCTAACAGACGGCGATGAAGGAAGAGTTAGGTACCATTCTGCTCTGGTTGAACATTTCGAAGGTAAAGGTTATGATTTAAAAACGTCTCATAGCAAGGCAAGGGAATATTTAACAAGATTCGACCATCTAAAGGAATTTCTAGATGATTATGAGACAAAAAATATGCAGGATAATGAGTAAATAAAGCAATCTTTAAGTAAATACTTAAATTCTATAAGCATCTCATAATGAGGTGCTTTTTTCATGCGATTTTTATTCGGAGGTGACGCTTATGAATCTATTAAAAGGAATGTTCAAATCAAGAGATAAACCGCAAAACAGTGTAGGTAGTTCTTTTTCATTTTTGTTTGGCGGAACAACTGCTGGGAAAATGGTCAATGAGCGATCCGCCATGCAAACAACTGCCGTATATGCATGCGTGAGAATTCTAGCTGAAGCTATAGCAGGACTTCCATTGCACGTTTACAGATATCGTTCAGATGGAGGGAAAGAAAGAATTCCTTTTCATCCTTTGTATCACCTTCTTCATGATGAACCAAATCCAGAGATGACTTCATTTGTGTTTCGAGAAACGCTGATGAGTCATCTTTTACTTTGGGGAAATGCTTACGCACAGATTGTCCGAAACGGGCGTGGTGAGGCAATTGCACTTTATCCTCTACTACCAAGCAAGATGGAAGTTAACCGAACCCAAAATGGAGAGTTGGTTTATAAATATTATCGTGATGTTGACGAGAGTGGTATAAATCCCAAAGGCGGTTATGTCACACTCCGCAAAGATGAAGTTCTTCACATTCCTGGTCTTGGATTTGATGGACTAATTGGCTACAGCCCCATAGCAATGGCTAAGAACGCTATTGGTATGTCATTAGCCACAGAGGAATATGGTGCTACGTTTTTCGCTAATGGTGCAAATCCGGGTGGTGTACTGGAACATCCAGGGGTAATCAAGGATATTCAGCGGGTGAAAGATAGCTGGAACAGTGCTTACCAAGGAAGCGGAAACGCTCATAAGGTTGCTGTATTGGAAGAGGGTATGAAGTTTCAAGCCATTGGTATCCCGCCTGAACAGGCACAATTTCTTGAAACACGGAAGTTCCAAATCAACGAAATTGCACGTATCTTTCGTGTACCTCCTCATATGGTGGGTGACCTTGAAAAATCCAGCTTCTCCAACATCGAGCAACAGTCTTTGGAGTTTGTAAAATACACGCTTGATCCATGGGTGATTCGATGGGAACAAAGCCTACAACAAGCGTTAATTCTACCATCTGAGAAAACAACACTGTTTATTAAGTTTAATCTGGATGGGTTGCTACGTGGTGATTACCAGAGCCGAATGAATGGCTATTCAGTCGGAAGGCAAAATGGGTGGATGTCTGCAAATGACATTCGTGAACTGGAGAATATGAATCGCATCCCTACGGAAGAAGGTGGCGATTTGTATCTTGTGAATGGCAATATGCTCCCGCTCTCACAGGCGGGCAATTTTTATGAAAAGGAGGCAAATAGCCAATGAGAAAATTTTGGAACTGGGTGCGGGATGAAGCCACCGAGGATCGTACTCTTTATCTCAATGGAGAAATCTCTGACGAGACTTGGTGGGGTGACGAAGTAACACCTAAGATATTCAAGGATGAATTAATGGCTGGCTCTGGAAATGTCACGGTATGGATTAACTCACCCGGGGGTGATGTATTTGCCGCTGCACAGATCTATAACATGTTGATGGATTATGTAGGAAATGTAACCGTAAAGATTGATGGACTGGCAGCAAGTGCGGCATCGGTTATTGCTATGGCAGGTGGAGATGTGTATATGTCCCCGGTATCAATGCTTATGATCCATAATCCTTCAACCATTGCTATTGGAGATAGCGAGGAGATGCTCCGTGCTAAAGCCTTGTTAGACGAGGTAAAGGAAAGCATCATCAATGCATATGAACTGAAATCTGGACTATCCCGAGCTAAAATTTCGCATCTAATGGATGCGGAAACGTGGATGAACGCCAATAAAGCAATTGAACTCGGCTTTGCAGACAAAATTATGTTCACTGAAGATGAAGGGCATAGTCCACTCGATACGGGTCAAGGACTTATATTTTCCCGTACAGCAGTATGTAACTCGCTACTTGGGAAAATCCCCAAGAAGCAAAAAACGAAAATGGGTACCCCGATAGAGTCGCTGGATAAGCGGCTTTCTTTAATTTCTCACTAATTTAAAGGAGGAAATACAATGAGTAAAATTCTTGAATTGCGCGAGAAGCGTGCTAAGACATGGGATGCGACAAAAGCATTCCTTGATACGAAACGTGGTGGCGATGGATTACTATCCGCTGAAGACACTGCAACATATGAAAAGATGGAAGCAGACGTTGTGGCTCTTGGAAAGGAAATAGAACGTTTGGAACGTCAGGCAGCAATCGACCTAGAGCTTTCAAAAGCTACCAGCAACCCTATTACAAACAATCCATCCAAAGGCATAGAGGAGAAGACTGGTCGTGCGTCTGCAGAGTATAAAAAGGCATTCTGGAATGCTATGCGTACTCGTGCTGGTGAAGGACTCGATCCAGTTGTGAGAAATGCTTTACAAATCGGAACTGACACCGAAGGTGGATATCTTGTTCCCGACGAATTTGAACGTACTCTAGTAGAGGGTCTTGAGGAAGAAAACCTCTTCAGAAGGCTCGCAAAAGTTATTACTACTTCTTCCGGCGATAGAAAAATTCCGGTGGTTGCATCTAAGGGAACAGCATCATGGGTTGATGAGGAAGGTACCATCCCGGATAGTGATGACAGCTTCGGTCAAGTTTCCATTGGTGCTTATAAGCTAGGTACGATGATCAAGGTTTCTGAGGAACTTCTAAACGATAGTGTATTTCAACTTGAGCCTTATATTTCAAGGGAATTTGCAAGACGTATCGGCAACAAAGAGGAGGAAGCTTTCTTCACTGGTGATGGTTCTGGTAAACCGACCGGTATCCTAGCAGCCACAGGAGGAGCACAACTAGGTGTAACTACAGCCGGTGCTACAGCGATTACTATCGATGAAGTGCTTGACCTGTTCTATTCACTAAAAGCTCCTTATCGTAATAGGTCTGTATTCATCATGAATGATTCAACAGTGAAGGCAATTCGTAAGCTAAAAGACGGTCAAGGTCAGTACCTATGGCAGCCATCGATACAGGCTGGAACTCCAGATACCATTCTCAACCGTCCACTGTATACTTCATCCTACGTACCTGCTATTGCAGCTGGAGCGAAGACAATTACATTTGGTGATTTTAGCTATTATTGGGTAGCTGACCGTCAAGGTCGTGTGTTTAAGAGACTTAATGAACTCTATGCTGTTACTGGTCAGGTCGGATTTGTCGCTACTCAGCGTGTAGATGGGAAATTGATTCTGCCTGAAGCCATCAAGGTACTTCAGCAGAAAGCTTAACGGAGGTGCATTATGAGCTATAACACAAAGAACTATACCGAACAAGGCGGAGAGAAAACTGTCATCGGTGGAACTCTTGAAATCAAGGAAGGAGCCTCGGTAACGGGGCTTACCTCCACAGCCGCACCTGCTTCAGAAACTGCTCTTGGTGGCGTGAAAGCTGCTGCTAAGGAGGAGACAGATACGGTAGCAGTTAAAATCGGTGAAGATGGAATCCTTTATGTACCAACATATCCCGTTGTACCTGAAATACCTGTAGCAGCAAATCAGGCGGATAGCACTGCCACCGATGCCACTGATCTGGTTACGGATTTCAATGCCCTTCTCGCTAAACTGAAAACAGCCGGGTTAATGGAGGCAGACGAAGAATGATTGAAAGGAGACGGATGGCATGACAACCGATAATCTTCTTCCTAAAGTAAAAGCGAACCTGATTCTGAATCATGATGTAGATGATGGACTTCTACTACATTACATTAAAGCTGCCGTCTCCTATGCGGAGAGCTATCAGCATGTTGTTGAGGGGTATTACACGGAAAATACTATGCCACCCACTACAGAACAAGCAGTGATTATGCTGTCGGGCCATTTCTACGAAAGCAGAGATGGTTCGACAGGTGGTTTTTTTGCCGATAACGTGCAAGCAGGTCAACAGGTTTGGAATACAGTAAACCTTCTTCTTAGACTCGACCGGGATTGGAAGGTGTAAATTATGAGCTTTGGAAAGATGAATACGTTCATTGATATCATTAGCACAGTACCAATTAAGGATGAGGAGGGTTTCGTCACAAAGGGAGATAACATACTCGCTAGTGTACGTGCCTATAAGGAAGATCGTCATGGCAGTGAGAGATGGACCAATATGGCTTCGTTTTCTACTGCATCATCACTTTTTCGGTTTCGGAAAATTCCTGAACTTAAGGTAACGAATGAAATGATTATAGTCTGTGAAGATGGCAGATATGAGACTTTAAGTGCTGAGGATGTAAGAAGCCGTGGTATGTATGTTGAGGTTCTAACAGAAAAAATAAAGCCAACTGTGAGGTGATGAGTATGGCAAAAGTCAATATCAAGATGCCGGAGGAATTTCAGTTAAAAGTATCTCGGCTTGCTGATAAGACCGATGTAATTCTTCCTAAAGTTTTAGAAGTTGGTGGTGAAATAGTGCTAGATAAAGTGAAAAGCAATCTAAATAAGGTAATCGGCAGGAATACGAAGTATGCTTCAAGGAGCACTGGCAGCCTAAAATCCTCACTGGGCCTTTCTGGTGCAAGGCAAGATAAAAACGGAAACTTCAATGTGAAAGTTGGTTTTGCAGAGCCACGGTCTGACGGAGAGAGTAATGCTAAAATTGCGGGTATCATCGAATACGGTAAGCATGGTCAACCAGCAAAGCCCTTTTTGAAACCAGCAAAAACTGCATCTCGAAAACCATGTATGAATGCAATGATAGCTAAATTGGAGGAGGAGATCAGTAAGATATGAACATTCTAGAAGAATTGAATATCCTCGTAACTGCGATACCGCTCCCAGTGGAAACCGGTGTTTTTTCCGGTCTAGCACCAGATGTATATGTTGTGATACTTCCTCTTTCAGACATCTTCGAAGTCCATGCGGATAACCGTCCGGGATTTGAGGTTCAGGAAGCAAGGATATCTTTGTTCTCTAAAAATAACTATTTAGAGAAGAAAAGGCAACTCACAATGGCTTTATTAAATGCAGATTTCACTGTGACGGAACGTCGGTATATTGGACATGAGGACGATACCGGATATCACCATTATGCCATTGATGTGGCAAAAAACTATAGATTGGAGGAGTAACATATGGCAACAATCGGTCTTGATAGATTGTATTATTCAAAAATAACGGAAGATGCAAATGGTGAGGAAACCTATGCTGTACCTTCCGTACTAGCAAAGGCCATCACCGCTGAACTCTCAGTGGAGTTGGTAGAAGCGATTTTGTATGCAGATGACGGTGCCGCTGAGGTTGTGAAGGATTTTAACAGTGGTACACTCACGCTCGGTGTAGATGATATTGGTCCCACAGTAGCAGCTGATTTAACGGGTGCTACTACGGATGATAACGGAGTATTAATTTCTGCAAGTGAGAATGTAGGTACCCCAGTTGCAGTAGGATTTCGTGCTCAAAAAGCCAATGGGACATACCGATATTTCTGGCTGTACCGAATTAAATTCGGTCTGCCGGCAACCAACTTGCAGACGAAGGCAGATTCTATTACATTCTCTACACCTACAATTGAGGGAACGGTAATGAGAAGAAATAAGCTAGACGGTCTTGGAAAACATCCATGGAAAGCAGAAGTCACAGAAGGTGATGCAGGTGTTTCTTCTGCAACTATTACTGGTTGGTTCACGGAAGTTTACGAACCAGTATATACACCAGAACCTTAGGAGGAGAAGTCATGGATAATGAGAGAAGTGCTTCAATCAATATTGGTGGCAAAGGGTATGAGCTAATTTTAACTACACGTGCAACAAAGGCAATTGCTAGTCGTTATGGTGGTCTTGAAAATCTCGGTGAAAAGCTGATGAAGTCGGAAAACTTTGAGATGGCACTGGATGAGATCATATGGTTAATCACATTACTTGCAAACCAGTCAATCTTAATTCAAAACCTTAATAATAAAAACACACCAGAAGAATTGCTTACCGAAGACGAGGTAGAATTACTAACCACTCCGTTTGATCTGGCTGCATATAAAAATGCAATCACTGAGGCTATGTTTAAAGGTACGAAGCGAAATGTGGAAAGTGAAGAAGATAGCATCACTGGGAGAGCTTCTTCAAAAAACGTGGAAGTCGGGTAACAGACACAGAAGTCTTTACCCGGCTATTTTATTATGGAACAGTTCAAATGGGCATGGATGCAGAGGAGTTTTGGCTCATGCCAATTGGACTGTTTTTTGATTTATGGACTTGTCATAAACAATGGCACGGAATTGAGAAACCAAGAAGAACTCGAACGATTGATGATATTATTCCACCGGGCATATAGGAGGAGGTGATGACTTGGCAGATGATTTTGGATTAAAAATAGGCGTTGAAGGTGAACGTGAATTTAAGCTGGCTCTATCCGAAATTAATCAGACATTTAAAATACTAGGTAGTGAAATGGCTCTAGTAACCAGTCAGTTTGATAAAAACGATAAATCTGTACAGTCAGTCACTGCTCGAAATGCGGTTTTAAATAAAGAAATTGATGCTCAAAAAGATAAGATTGCTACCCTCAAGGCTGCCCTTGATAATGCCTCCTCCTCTTTTGGCGAAAATGATCGTCGTACTCAAAACTGGCAGATACAGCTTAATAAGGCAGAAGCCGAACTTAACAATATGGAGCGAGAACTCGACAATTCAGGTAAAAGTGCCGATGATGCGGGTGGCAAGTTTGAAAAACTAGGTGGTGTACTCAAGGGTATCGGAGTGGCAATGGGCACGGTTGCTGTTGCTGCTGGTGCTGCGGCAATTAAGTTGGGTAAAGAGGTCATAACTCAATTTGGTGAGTTGGAGCAGAACCTAGGTGGGTCAGAAGCAGTCTTCGGTAAATATGCTGCATCAATTCAGAAAACCGGAGAGGAAGCATATAAAAACCTTGGTGTCTCCCAAAGCGATTACCTGGCTACTGCTAACAAGATGGGTGCATTATTCCAAGGTTCTGGTATCGAACAACAAAAAAGTCTAGAGTTGACTGAAAAAGCAATGCAACGTGCTGCTGATATGGCATCCGTTATGGGTATCGATATGTCCTCAGCCATGGAAGCTGTCACTGGTGCGGCAAAAGGCAATTTTACCATGATGGACAATTTAGGTGTTGCTATGAATGCCACTAATGTAGAAGCTTATGCACTCTCAAAGGGGTTGGATTTTACTTGGAACACAGCAACGCAAGCGGAAAAAGCGGAAGTCGCAATGCAGATGTTCTTTGAGAACACCGAGCAGTATGCTGGCAACTTTGCAAGAGAGTCAACCCAGACAGTATCCGGTTCTATTGGGTTGCTACAAGCTGCCCTTGGTTCTTTTACTGCGGGACTTGGAAATACCAATGCAGACATGACAAACCTTACTGAAAACCTTGTAGATGCTTTTAAAGCAGTTGTTGCTAACATCGTACCAGTATTAGAGAATATCGTAAAAGTTTTACCGGAAGCAACAGGAGCAATCCTGGAAGCTGTTGCAGATTTACTTCCTTTACTACTTGAAACTGTCACTAGTTTATTTACTCAGGTACTTGAAACTATTTTAAGCCTATTGCCTGATCTTATTCCTGCCGCAGTCAGTGCTCTCATGACGATTGTAGGAGCATTGGTTGAAAATCTTCCACTCATCATAGATGCAGCAATAACATTGGTGACTGCACTTGTAGAGGGGATTAGCTCAGCGTTACCACAGTTAATACCCGCTGCAGTTTCTGCTGTTGTACAGATAGTGCACGGACTGATTGATAACTTACCATTAATCCTAGAAGCAGCTTTGCAATTGATATTAGGGTTAGCACAAGGATTAGTGGAAGCAATACCACAGCTTATCGCAGCCTTACCAACCATAATCACAGCATTAGTGGATTTCTTTATTGAAGCCATTCCACAGATTATAGATGCAGGTATAGAATTACTGACTTCATTAGTAACCGCATTGCCTACGATCATTGATGCTATTTTGGAAGCAATTCCAGAAATCATTGATAATATTATTAATGCAGTTATTGATTCCATTCCGATGATTATCGATGCGGGTATTCGGCTTTTAGTATCACTCATTCAAGCCTTACCACAGATCATTACTACTGTAGTAGCTGCGATTCCGAAGATTGTAACCTCATTGGTAAGTGCTATTGTTGATAATATCGATCAGATTATTCTAGCGGGTGTACAGTTATTTGTTGCTCTGATTGAAAATCTGCCACAGATTATTATTGAAGTAGTAAAAGCGGTACCACAGATTATTGGAGGTTTAGTTACTGCGTTCTCAGACTATATAAGCGATATGTCCGATATTGGTGATGATTTAATTAAAGGATTGTGGCAAGGTATTTCAGACGCTGGAGCCTGGTTATGGGAGAAGATATCTGGATTTTTTGGAAACGTGGTTACTAAAATAAAAGACTTCTTTGGCATTAATTCACCATCAAAATTATTTGCTGGTTTTGGACGTAACATGGGTGAAGGTATTGGTGTAGGATTTGAGGATGCAATGGCAACAGTATCAAGGGATATGCAAAATGTGATACCTACAAGCTTTGATATTAATAACAGAAATATGGTAGGACAGAGTGGTGAAAGTATCACTGGAACAGGAATCACGCAAAACATATCTGTGGTGACTCCTAAGGCTCTGTCTGAAAAGGAATTGTCTAGAGAATTCAAAAACTTATCACGCAAACTGTCACTTGAATTATAGGAGGGATGGCTATGGAACTAACTTATATCAATTCAAGCGGTGAAAGCATAACACTTAATCAAAGCCGCCCTTTTTTCATCACCAAGATAGACGGAACAGGTAACATACGCCAGACCGTTAACACCTTCAAGGCACCGGAGCAGGACGGTGCTTTTTATGTGTCATCCACGATGGATATGCGTAACATCACACTAGAAGGCGCGATCATCGCAAATACTCCGGATGAAGCTTATGAGTTTCGTAAAAGCTTCTTAAGATTATTCAGTCCTAAAAAGTCAGGAGTAATAAGATATCGTGAGAGACAAATATCCTGCTTTGTTGAGGAGGCCGTTTTATCCGTTTCATCTAGAGAGAGGATACCTAATTTCTTTGTGAGTTTACTTTGCCCAAATCCATTTTTTGAAACCCTGAATGATGAATGGCAAGATCTTGCTTCTTGGGAGCCTTTGATAGAATTTGAATTAGAGATACCAGAGGAAGGTATTGAGTTTGGGTTAAGACAGCCAAGTCAAATTATAGCTGTTGACAACTTCGGAGATGTGCCATGTGGATGTGAAATTATTTTCAGAGCATTAGGTCCAGTAACCAATCCAGAATTGCTTCTTATTAATACTGGCGAGTTTGTAAGAATCCTTACAACTATGAACCATGGAGATGAATTTCATATTTACACACACTTTGCTGAAAAAAGGGTAAGAAGCATCATTGATAATGTAGAAAGCAATGCTTTTTACCTCTTAGATACTGCTTCAAATTTCTTTCAGTTAGAACCGGGCATGAATAATCTTCGTTATGATGCATCAGACAATCTGGAATTATTGGACGTGAGTTTACATTATCGTCCTCAGTTTTTGGGGGTATAAGAGATGGAACTATATGTGTTTAATCAAAATCGTGCCTTAATCGGTATTGTAGAATCATTTGAATATCTGCGATGGACCAGGCGTTACTCCCAGTGTGGTTCGTTTGAAATAAAAGCCAATGCTTCCACTGAAAATGCAACATTACTTCAAGTAGGTAATTATATCTGGAAGAATGATGATGAAGAAATAGGATTAATCGAATATTTGCAATTATCTCAGACCGATAGTGAGATTATTACAGTCAGTGGAAGGTTTGCAACCGTTCTTTTAGGAAGGAGAATTATCTGGAACACAGAGAACCTTAATGGCGACCTATCAGATTGTATAGGACAGTTAATGAACAATAATGTTATATCACCAGCCGATCCAGATCGGCAAATTGCAAATATTAGTTTTTCATCACCTTACCTTAACATACCTGTAAAGCAGCAGGTTTCTTATAGGAATCTTTTAGACCAATTACAGGAACTATGCTCAACATCATCCGTTGGTATAAAAACAGTCTTTTCTCCTGAGACAGGTGATTTGACGGTAACATTGTATATCGGAACATTATCTCAGGCTGTGTTTTCTAAGGAATATGATAATCTACTTGATCAGACCTTCACAAAAAATACAGCAACCTATGCCAACACAGCTAAGATTGGAGGAGAGGGAGAAGGTGAAGAAGGACGTATATTTGAATACATCACAAATGGTACTGGAGAGGAACGTAGGGAAGTATTTGTAGATGCAAAAGATCTTCGTGTTACGGATTTCCCTACAGACTATGAAGAGGCATTAACCTTTCGTGGCCTAACAAGACTTTCTGAGCTTTCTATGTCACATTCCTTTGATGCCATTGTCAATAACCACAGTAACTTAACTTATAAAACGGATTATGATCTCGGGCAAATCGTGCAAGTAATATCAAAGAAGTGGGGAGTCACCATGGCTGCCCGTATTGAAGAAGTAGAGGAAAGTTATGACGCAGAGGGTCAGAGTATTAATGTCACTTTTGGGAAGGCAGAACTTACGATTGCACAAAAAGTAAAATCTGATTTCAATCAGGTTCGAACGGCTCTTGGTGCACCAACAGGAATTACAGAGATGCTAGGTGAATCAAACAGTTGGACAGATACTCAAAACTTTTCCGGAGGAGTCATGATTAGCTCAACTAAGATGGCAGTAAATACCTCAACCGCTGGAGGAAATGACCCGACACAGGCAAAGTATTTTCATGTTGCAAGGGTAGTAGTTAACGGCTCCTACAATCGTATTGCTTTTCGATTTGATTACTTTGGCACAGGAACAACACCAAAAATGGGTACCATAGAAGGTTATGTTTACTCCACAGCTTCCTATGCAACCATGTCCATCCAGTCTTTCGTTCAGGCTTATGTCAGAGATAAAAGTCCGTTTTCTACATCAGACATTAAGGTAGTGAAGTCAGCGAGCTCTTCAAGAACCATATGGGATATTTATGTTTGGTTATCAGACTATGGAACTGCATATGTAAACGGACTGTATGCACTAACAGAATCAGGTAACTTGATTGCTGATCCGGATAACGGGGCACTACTTCTTGTGCCGAATCTTCCTACGGTAGGTAATACCTTCTCTTATGACAGCCAGACATTTACGATTACAGCTGTTGATAATGGAGTGGTAAAGACAAACAGCTATTATGAAGATGGATTTTTTTATAAACTTCAAGTACCGAACAGAGATGTCAACCTAACCTCCACGGATAATCCGATACAGATTGGAGCTAATACGGGAGTAAATATGGTATTTGATGCAAATGAGATACAAACCAGAAATAATGGAGCTGCTTCGCCGATCTATTTGAACCGGGAAGGTGGACCAGTTTGTGTGAATGGTGACACTACGACAGGTATTGTTTATGGTGGAGATACGGGATGGATCTTTGTTCAAGATGCAGAGTTTTTGAATGGCTTTACGGTATATACAGGAGGAACAGGACAACGGCCCAGATACCGAAGAATTGGACGTATCGTGCATTTATTTGGTGCATGTTCCCCTCCTGCCGGTGCGACCATAAATTCAGCTTCTGCGACAACTATGTTTACATTACCAGTAGGGTTTCGACCAATTTATGATTTCCGTACCTTGTGCCAAGGTTCAAGTTCAAATAAGTGGTTGTTTGTAGTAGGAGAAAACGGGCAATGTACGGCGGCACGTTATGGCACTAACGAATATGCTACAAGCATCACAGGAAATGAGTGGCTTCCTTTTAGCGTATGCTTTTTGGCTGAGTCCAGCTAAGATAAAATTTATGAAAGAAGGAGGGTATTACAATGGAGAAGAGCGGATTTTTTAATTCTTCCAGTGGCGATCGAATTTACGATGCCACTGACTTTGCCACTTATTTTGGCAGCCTAGTTTCGAATGGTATATTTTATAGGGACACTACAAATCTGCAGGTAACCCCAGGTTCTGGAATGTCAGTAAATATAGCGATTGGAAGGGGATGGATCAACGGGTATCACTATGAAAATACTGAGGTACTAAATAAGACATTAGAAACGGCAAACGGTTCTTTCTCTAGAATAGATCGGATTGTAATAAGGTGGAGCCTTCTTGATAGAAATATTGTTGTAGCGGTTCTGACCGGGACAGCAACTGCCACTCCAAGTGCTCCGGCTCTGACACGAAACTCGGATGTTTATGAATTATGTCTTGCAGAGATATTGGTTCCACAAGCGGCCACATCTATAACTATAGGAAATATCACGGACACAAGACTTAATTCTACTCTTTGTGGAACTGTGAACTCGCTGGTGACAGCGGTATATGAGTGAGGTGAACTAAGATGGCAACGTATCAAGCAACAAATGCTTGTACTTGGAGAGATGGAAAATACATTCCTTCCACCACGGATAATATTCGGCAGGGAGTTTACGAACCATTTGGAGAATGCGTAGGGGTAATGATATTTAATCTTACTGCAATCAGAAATCAATATGAGAACTATTATCCAGCCAGTGCCACTCTTGAACTCACACGTGTTGCGGGTGGCGCATGGGGCAGTAATCGAACAATGACACTATATGCTGGAAATCAGACAGGTATTCCTTCCGTCAGTTCCTCTACCGATGTTACCACAGCCCGTCCTAGTAAAGTGACTTCCGGCTATAATTACACGGTATCAGCCGGAGTAGGAGACAAAACCTTTAATATAGCTACTGCCTTAATTAATTCCATAGGGAGTGGTGCGAGCAACTGCTTATTTATGGATGGAGGTTCAAGCACAACCAATTATATATCCTTTACAGGAAGAAATGATCTGACTAAGGTTGTCCTTAATATTACTTGGGTCAGTCGTACCACAGATGCTGGTGCGCCTACTTCTTGCTCTTTAAATCAAACACTTGCAGAGGGGAATGTAACCCTATCATGGAGTGGTGCAAAAGCAGGAACGAATAATGCCATTTCTGCTTATGAAATTCAGTATAGTGATTCCACAAATAATAGCACTTGGGGTAGCTGGACAGCGCTCACAGTTGTATCTTCTAGCACAACCAGTGGAAGTTTATCGGTTGCGCCTCCAACTACCAGAGGGAATTTCCGAAGATTTCGTATCCGCACCCGTGGTACAGCAGGCAGTGATTATTATTCTTCTTGGAAGGTATCATCAAATACCGTAAGAAAGAATACATTGCCTTCTGCACCAACAACTGCAGTAGCATCACCGGAAATTCATAGTAACGAAACGATAACGCTTACTTGGTCTGGAGCAGCAGGAGGAACGAGTGCTATTAAAAGCTACCGGATATCGAGGAGAACATCGACCGATAACATAACATGGAGTGAATGGGAAGTACTCACAACGCTTAATCTTAATGCTAGTGGTGGTAGTTATAATCCAGCAGTAACAAATATTTCAGGAACCTATACACAGTTTAGTATAAGAACCATTGATGTTCTCGGCGCTATTTCATCAGAGAAAATTAGTAATAGTATTTACTGCAACATTACTGCATGTGGTGAACCAAGTGCATTTTTACTAAGTACTACCGTAGCGGAAGGCAATCTGAATCTTTCTTGGAGTGATGCAACTGCGGGTGCTGGTAATGCAATCACAGGATATGAGATAGAATTTAGCGATTCTAGTGATAATAGCACATGGGGTGCATGGACGTTATTAAAAACAATTGTATCCTCAGGTACAAGTGGAACCACAAGTGCTTCTCCACCATCTACACGGGGATATTATCGAAGGTTTCGGATTCGTACCTTAGGAACAGCAGGCAGCAGTTATTATTCAAACTGGAAGAACTCGTTAAGTAGTGTTCGCAAAAATATTTTACCTACACCACCGTCAACTTTTACAGCTTCACCAACTTTATATGAGACGCCAAGTGTAACAATATCCTGGAGTGGAACTCTCCCCGGCACTAGCCAAATCAAGCATTATGTAATTCAACGCAGTACGTCATATATGGGAAATCCACCTTGGTCATCCTACGAAACATTGGCCACGATTGTATCTAGTGGGACATCAGGTACTTATGTAGCCGAAGCATCAAATACTCCTGGAACATCGACAAGATATCGTATTGGTGTTACAGATGTATTAGATGCAGTATCTGCTTATGTGATTAGTAATACAGTCAGGAAAAACAGCTCGCCTACAGTGCCTACAATCGGCTGCCCAATGGCAGGAAGAAGCACCTATAACACAACCCCATTATTTATGATCATAACCGGTATAGAACCTGATGGTCAGACACAGATTGTAGAGGTTAGGATTGACTCAGGTCAGTGGTATAATAGTGTTGATCATCCAGAGATGTTCTCTGTAAGTGGATATTTAGGGGATAATATCAGAACGGTATTTAAAGCACCGACATTATCCTATGGAAACCATACTGTGACCATACGATGTTTGGATAGTGACTTAATGAAATCAAGTACTGAGGTTATAAAGACATTCAATGTTCAAGCATCTCCATTTGAAGTAATAACTGCGAATGTATCCTCAGTTAAAGCAGTGCATATTAAGGCACTTCGCACGGCTGTTAATACCATTCGTGAATTCCATTGTATAAATACGGTTGTATGGAGCGAAGAAATCATTTCTGGAAAGACCACAGTAGAAAGGTGGGCACAACATATAAATGAGCTACGTTCAGCACTTGAACCGGTTATCACTAAAATTAATGGATTTGATACCTCATCCACTTTTAATATACCTCCAGTAGAATGGATTTCGTTTGGTTATGGTAGACCTAAGGCGGATATAATGGCTCAGCTACAAAATCTGATACTGATACTATGATTAATAGCGCTCTTGATAACTAGGGGCGCTTTTTATGTGCAAAAAAAGATTGGAGGAATTAAGAATGAAGGAAATATGGAATAAAGTACAGGCAGCATTGACAGTAGCAGGAGGGTTTGTTGGTTGGTTCCTCGGTGGTTTTGATGGCTTTCTCTACGCACTTATTACCTTTGTTGTAATTGATTATATAACAGGAGTATTTTGTGCAATTATCGATAAAAACTTGTGCAGTAAGATCGGGGCAAAAGGTATCTTCAAAAAGGTGCTTATTTTTGTATTGGTAGGCATAGGGAATGTATTAGATTCTAATGTATTAGGAGCAGTTGGCAATACAAATGCTAATGTTCTACGTACAGCCGTGATTTTCTTTTACCTAAGTAACGAAGGCATTTCTATTCTCGAAAACGCAGCCCACATTGGATTACCAATCCCGGAAAAACTCAAAGATGTGCTAAAACAACTGCATAAGCGAGAAGAGGATGAGTCGTAGGAGGGAAAATCATGATTGATTTAACGAAAGTTTCAACAGTGTTCATTGGTAGACGTGGTGAGCATCACTATCGAAATATTGAATTTGATGTTTCTAGCTTATTAGAAGGTGGATATCCTGGCTCTACTTTAAATGCGATTTTCAAAAGACCGGATGGTACTGCTTATCCAGTGGTTACACATTACGTTGATGGAGTCCTGACTTGGTCGCCAAGTGCAACAGATACAATACAAGTTGGTGTAGGAAGACTGGAAATAAGAGTCACAGACGGCGATGTGGTAGGAAAAAGTGTTCGAATTCTTACTATAGTAGAGGATGCCTTGGAAGATGGGATTGTCGAGCCACCAGAACCTCCTGCACAGGAATGGCTGAATCAAGTACTGTCAGCTTTGGCCGAATTAGATGTCGAGGAAATAAATAGTCTACTCAATCTCATCTATGGTCTATTAAATAGCAATTATGATTTACTAAACATCACACATGTTCGATTAGATGATACCTATGGTCTACTATCCAACACGAATGGGACGGTTGATAATACACATGATCTTTTGAACACGACATACGACTTACTAGAGGATAACTATACACTGTTAAATAATAACTATAATTTGCTAAACACGACACATGGTCTAATTGAGGATATGCGTGACACATTGTATAACCGGACTGGTATTATTCTTAATCATATACATCCAATAGAAACTGCGACTGCACCGGATCTGGTAAGCCGTAGAGCAGCCATCACATTCACAAGCATTAATAGCGGTAACAATGTAATACTTGGTACGGTAACATATACATTTGTTACATCGTTAGGCAGTCCAACAGCAAACAATGTGCAGGTACTTATCCAAGGCACTCTTCGCAATACTGTCAAGAAACTTGCCGAAGCCATAAGGGGCGTTGAAGATACAACGAACATTGCTTATGGGTCAGGCACATCATCAAATCCTACTAGCACAGCCTATTGGACGAGTAGAAATTTCTCTATTGGTGATGTTACCATTCCTTCTGGTGAGAGTCTATTCTTATTGGAAAGAGCCGAAAATGCGACCACAGCATTGATACTAACATCTACAGCAGCAGCTACAATTAATGCATTCACCAGAGCAAGCTATTTGAGATATGTCTTGAGTGGTAATGCTACCGGTGCAGGAGGCATTAATAGTGTCCGAGGACCTTTGTACACATTATTGCCAATTGGCAGTGTGGTAATAGGTGGACAGGGAGGTATGCTTTATCCGACGGCTTATGATTGTCATTTGGTTACCCTATGCAGACAATCAGATACCAGTGAAAAAGAACTAGATTTATATATCTCAAACGATGAGGTGAATTTCACTAGAATTTCACGCAGTACACCTATTGGTGCTGATAGTTCAAATGCCGGGTTGCATATTCATATAGACATGCGCCAAAGCCGAGTGCCATCAGGTTATGGGTTGTATATAAGTATGGGGAGTGATGGCACATCGAATAGTGCTTACTGTGATCTGAAATTTACTTATCATTTGTACCCATTAACATTACCAACCAATTAGAGTAAGAGGTGATCATATTGAATTTGCATAAATTGATACTAACGAAAAATGCCTGTTATAAAGCAGGTAAAACCATAGCACCAAAGGGGATTATGGTTCATTCTACGGGTGCCAGTAATCCATGGCTAAAACGCTATGTTGGCCCAGATGATGGACTGCTTGGTAAGGATCAATACAATAATCATTGGAATCAGGATAAACCAGGTGGAAAACAAGTTTGTGTACACGCTTTTATTGGTAAATTGGCAGATGGTACTATAGCAACTTATCAGACATTACCGTGGAACCATCGAGGATGGCACTGTAGTAGTGGGTGGAAAGGTTCTGGTAATGACACACATATCAGTTTTGAGATTTGTGAGGATAACTTAACCGATAAATCATATTTCCGTAAGGTGTTTAACGAAGCAATTGAGCTTTGCGTGTATCTTTGTAAGTTGTATGGTCTGAATGAAAACAATATCATTTGTCACAGTGAAGGATATAAACTTGGTATTGCCAGTAATCATGCCGATGTAATGCACTGGTTTCCTAGGCATGGCGAGACCATGGACTCCTTTAGAAATGCTGTGAAAGTAAGGCTTCAGGAAGAAGAGAAGGAAGAACAGATATACTACAAGGTGCAGATTGGTGCCTTTTCTTCGAAGTCTAATGCAGAGGCTTTGCTTAAGAAGGTTAAGGCTGCTGGATTTACCGATGCTTTTATTAAATAAGAATAATTAACTGATATGGCCGCTAGGTGATTAATTTCACTTGGCGGCCACAATAAAATTTAGATACACGAAAACAAAAGAATTATATTACAATATACATCTTATGGAATTCTACACTGAATAAAAAATTCCTTTGTAATCTGGAAATTCATCCATAAAATATTTTTCATATGATTTACTAGGTAAATATAATACATCAATATTATCTAGAGAAAACTCAACACTTCTTAAGATTCTCCATTCTCTTTCCATATAATAATTTTTTTCATCATCTTGACTAAGATTGATATCAAAAAGCTTTATATATGATAATAAACCTGTAAATGCCATCATTTGACCGAATAATATTTGATGAAATTTATTGTCATGAATATCCTTAATTGTATCATTATTCATTAAACTTACATATGGAGCATAATCAGAACGCATAAATGTCTCCAAGGGAACGGTGAAAGGTTGATAGCATTGGTTTACCATAGTAAGGAATTGCATAGTACTTGGGTATTGTTTTGATAGAGTGTTAAAATACTCAATCGGATTTTTGGGTAAATCTGTTTCACTAATCTCTTTTATATCATAGTTAATAGGAATATACATTACTGGATGAGCCCCTTTCGAAGCCAAGTATTGTTTATTAAACCCTATTCCGAACTTTCCATATTTTCGAGTATGTATGTTTAGTGCTCCATCTGGAATATCACAAAAGCAAACACAATCGATTCTTTCAAATAATTCACCAGCCCGCTCTCCACTATAATTTGCACTCATTGATACAACAGGTTTATCCGGATCTTGCATATTAGCAAACAGTTTTCCGCTTTTTATAATTTTAATAAGTAATTCAAACTTGTCTTTATCTGTCGGCAATGACCTTCCTACAAAATGAATAAGTTTATTTGATATATACTCCATTTCTGCACTTCCCTTCAACGTTTTATTTTTCTTATTTATCTTACTACAAAGTAAAAGTAACTTCCATTTTTATTTTCAAATTATTCCAATTGAACCTATTGTAATTGCATAATCTAAATTTTTCAAAAGTGTCCGTTCAAATTGGTGTTTTCTGTCCTTAGGAAGTTAGAGGGGTTAGATTGATATGTTCCCTCGGAAAGAGGTCGAGAAAATGCAAGTTACTAAATTAGAATCCGTTGATTCAGTAAAATTTGAAGCAACAAAGCCTACAGAAGATTCGGTAAAAAATGAGTACGATTATCTGGTTGCAGAAAATCTTACAAAAAGACTTTTACAGAAGGGTTATATAAATCAAAGTGAATTTGACAAGATAATGGCCAAAAACCGTGAAGCTTTCTCCCCGTTTTTAGCGGAGATAATGGACTAAAAGACTTGATAAATAAGGCTTTTAGAGTGATGAATAGTACTGTGAAAAGGAGGTTGAGACAATGAAACGGATAACAAAGATTGAAGCAAATGAGACGCTTCAATTAACACCTAAAAAACTACGCGTTGCAGCTTATGCTCGTGTTTCAACAGATAGCCGTGAACAGCTCGCCAGCTTGGAAGCACAAAAAAGTCACTATGAAGTCTATGTCAAAAACAATCCGAACTGGGAGTATGTTGGCCTTTATTACGATGAAGGTTTATCGGGTACGAACATGGCTAAACGGGATGGTCTTCAGAAGATGCTTTCTGATTGTGAGAAAGGCTTAATTGATTTCATCGTTATTAAATCTATTAGCCGCTTCGCAAGAAATACAACAGAATGCCTTGAAGCTGTCCGTAGGCTCATAAGGCTTAATGTGTTTATTTATTTCGAGAAGGAAAACATCAATACCGGAGATATGGAAAGCGAGCTACTACTTACCATTTTCAGTAGCCTTGCAGAAAGTGAATCAATTTCCATAGCTGAGAATGAGACTTGGGCCATTCAAAAAAAGTTCCAAAACGGTACTTACAAAATTGGATGTCCACCATACGGTTATAAGAATGTAGATGGCAAGATGGTTATCGATGATACAGAAGCAACGGTTGTAAGATATATATTCTCGGAGTGTCTTTCGGGAAAAGGTTGCTATATGATAGCAAAAACACTTAATGAGAAAATGGAACCTACAAGGAAAGGTGGAAAATGGAGCTCTTGTGGAGTCAAAGATATCTTGAAAAATGAGAAGTACAAAGGAGATGTTCTATTACAAAAAACTTTCACGGACTCGCAGTTTAACAGACATTATAATCGTGGTGAAAAACCACAGTACTATGTCAAAGATCATCATGAGGCAATCATCAGTGAAGAGGAATATAAAGCAGCGCAGTCTATTATTGAACAACGCTCGAAAGAAAAGAATATTGTAACGGAAGATAAGAAGTATCTAAGCCGTTACCCGTTCTCAGGAAAATTAATATGTGCTGAATGCGGTGCGACATGGAAAAGAAGAACACATAGCTCTAGCAATGATAAATACTACACTTATACCTGCAATACCCATTTGCAGGATAAAGGTAGATGTAGTCAACTATTTATTAGGGAAACAGATATTGAGATAGCTTTCATTAATATGATGAATAAACTGATTTTTAGCAAAAAAGTCCTTTTACAACCTTATCTTAATAGCCTAAAAAGTATTAACCAAGACAGTACACTTGCTCGAATTAACGAGATTGAGAAAGCTTTGGAGCAAAACTTTGATCGGAGGCAGGTTCTTGCAAACCTTCTATCAAAGCAGTACATTGAGCCGGCACTTTATACTCAGCAAAATAATGAGCTATTAGTTGAAGCGGGTGAATTGAGAAATGAAAGAGATACCTTGTATCGCTCGGTAAATGGAGAGCTTGAGAATGCAGAAGCTGCGAGCCTGCTACTAAAGCATTTAAGTAATAATACAAGGTTTACAGAATTTGAGTCAGAGACATTTGAAAAACATGTAGACCATATCATAGTTTACAGTAGAAGTGAAATGGGTTTCGTACTCAAGTGCGGTTTAAATCTTAAGGAAAGGTTGTGAGAGGATGAGTCATATTCCATATGGCTATAAAATTGAAAACGGTAAAGCAGTCATCGATGAAGAAAAAGCAGAGCAAGTAAGGAAACTTTATAAAGGATACCTTTCTGGTCTTGCCTACATGCCTGCCGCAGAAGCTGCTGGACTTAAGCTTTACCACACAAGTGCAAAGAAAATGATGCAAAATAAGTATTACCTTGGAGACGACTATTATCCGACGATTATAGATAAAGAGACCTTTGATGCAGCAGAAGCTGAGAGGGTGAAACGACAGGTGAAGCTTGGAAGAGTATTTGATGAGAAACCAGGTAAAGCGAGCAAGATTGCTTCAGGTTTTATGATGCCAAAGGTACAAATCAAATTTGAGGGCCCTATTAGACAAGCAGAATACGTCTACAGTTTAATTGTAAGCGAGGTGAATTCATGATTTCCTTGGCTAAAAATGTTACAGTTATTCCAGCAAAGAAGAAAATCGGTACTCAGAAAGCAACTGACAAAGTTCAAAAAACGCGAGTAGCTGCCTATTGTCGTGTTTCTACTGATAGTGATGAGCAGGAAAGCAGTTATGATACACAAATCGAGCATTATACAACATATATAGAAAGTCACCCTGAGTGGGTGTTAGCTGGGATTTATGCCGATGACGGTATTTCTGGAATGAATACAAAGAAGAGGGATGAATTCCAGCGAATGATCAGCGATTGTAATGATGGTAAAATCGATATGATTATAACCAAGTCCATCAGCCGATTTGCTCGAAATACAGTTGATTGTTTGAACTACACTAGAGCCCTTAAGAACATGAACATTGGTGTTTACTTCGAGAAAGAAAATATCAATACTCTTGATGCCAACGGTGAAGTTCTTATGACAATTATGGCTTCTCTAGCACAGCAAGAAAGCGAATCTTTATCAGCTAATGTTCGTCTGGGCTTGCAGTTCCGATATCAACAAGGGAAAGTTCAGGTGAACCACAACTGGTTCTTAGGATATACAAAAGACGATGATGGTCACCTTATCATTGATCCAGAGCAAGCAGAAGTCGTCAAGCGGATCTATAGAGAGTACCTAGAAGGTAAGAGTTTCTTACAGATAAAAAGGTCACTTGAAACCGATGGGATTCGCAACGGTGCAGGAAATAAAAAGTGGCATGAAAGCAATATAAAGCAGATACTTACGAACGAGAAGTACATTGGGGATGCATTGCTTCAGAAGACTTATACGGTGGATATTCTAGAAAAGAAGCGAGAAGCTAATAAGGGTCAGGTTCCGAAATATTATGTAGAGGACAGCCATGAACCTATCATTCCAAAGGATATCTTTTTAAAGGTACAGGAGGAAATCGCAAGGCGAGCAAACCTTACTAAGGGAATCACACAACGTAAACGAATTTACAGTGGTCGATATGCTTTGTCGGGGATAGTATTCTGCTCACACTGTGGGGACATTTTCCGCAGAATTAAATGGAACAACCGTGGATGCAAGTCAACCGTTTGGCGATGTGTCAGCAGAGTTGAAAAAGATGGTCCTGAATGCACTGCAAGAACTATAAACGAAGAATGGCTCCATGAGATAGTTATCAAGGCTATAAACGAAGCCTTCCGAGGAAAAGAAACTATCCTACCACTTTTACGAGAGAATATTGAGAGTAGTCTGGAGAAAGACACCTCAAATCAGATTGCAGCGATTAATGAACAGATGAAGTTACTGCAGCAGGAGCTATTGGCAACAGTAAATTTAATAAATACCGGTGATGAGATTGGTATGGAGATAAGAAGGCTGCGTGATGAGCAACAGGCTCTTCAAAATGAGCAAGCATCGCGTCAGGATTTGAAAAGCAGAATTGATGAGATGATGAGTTTCCTTAACAACTTGCCATGTGAGCTGACCGAATACGAAGAAGAGTATGTGAGGACTCTTTTGGAAAAGATAACGGTTTACGATGACCACATCATTGTTGAATTTAAGTCAGGAATTGAAATACAAATTGAAGAATAATAGTAGTTTAAAATCACCCGCAGCTCTTAGGCTTGAGCTGCGGGTTTTGTGGTTTTAAACATTTTATGTGTAAATATTGTAAATTGAAACCAAATGAATTACAATGTTTTTATCGAAGTTTGGAGTAAATGAGTAAAGGAAGATAGAT